CATAATATAAAAATAAACCTTGGGATGTTCCAATAGCTGAATATTTTTCACCTGCAAAACTAGAGAATGCAACTTGTGCTCTACCAGCGCCAGGTAAAGATTTACCACCAGCTGTTAATTGTAACCAACCGCCTATTTTTTCTGGTAAACCATATCTAAATCTAACAAAATCACCATCTGTCCATTGGCCCTCGGCCCCTGATTCTGTGTCTTGCTTATTAAAACCGGGCTTGAAATTTAATTTTTGTAGCATATAGTAGCTTATATAACAGTTTTTTATAGAATGAAAGATACTAAATGATTAGCTTATTTAATAAAAATAACCCCTTAGCAGAGGAAAAAAATTCTATNNCTNTNACTTATCCNAGAACAGTAAATATTATATNTGGACATTATCCTTACCCTGATATTATTCATAATTTTATTATGGATATAAAAAACAATCTAGATCCAGATATGAAAAATTATACAAATGTAAAAGGTGGCATGACAGATTGGAATTATTTTGTAGATAAACCTAGTTTTGTTAATTTTATGACTTTTCTTATTAATAAACATCAAACAACTCATGCTGAAATATTTCAGCATTTTTTAGAAAAAAGAACTATTGAAAATGCGTGGGGTAATGAAATAAAAAAAGGAGATAGTTTAAATTACCATAATCACCCTTGTTTACATGGTGTATTATATTTAACAGAAGGATGTGATTTAATACTACCTGAATTAAATTTAAAAATAACCCCTGAACCAGGAAATTATTATATATTTCCACCTGAAATATTACATGGTTTTGATGCATATGAAGAAGATAAAAATAGATATAGTTTAATATTTAATATAATTCAAAAAAATCATTTTAATTATAGAAAAAAAATAAAAGAGAAAATTGAACATGCTAGAAAAAACAGTTAATATTACTAACTTTATTGGTGTATATGATAACTATATTACTAAAGAAGAATGTAATAAAGCAATACAACTTTATGAAAATCAAAACAAATTTAATAACACTGTTAATAGAATGGGCGGAGAAAAAGCATCTATTTTACAAAAACAAGATCAACAATATTTTGCTTCTCCATATAATATTGATGTATGGTGGGAAGAACTAAAACCTATGATGTTAAATTTTGATTTAGCATGGAATCATTATGTTACAAACACTGGAGCAAGTGATGCTTACGGAGTTCCTTTTCATTTTACATCTTTAAAAATACAAAAAACTTTACCTACAGAAGGTTACCATGTTTGGCATATAGAACATAATGCTGGTTATAACAATGAAGCACGTGCTTTTGTATTCTCTATATATTTAAACGATGTTGAAGAAGGCGGTGAAACAGAATTTTTACATTTTTCAAAAAGAGTAAAACCTAAAANNGGTAGAATAGTTATNTGGCCNGCAGNNTTTCCATATATNCATAGAGGAAATCCACCNTTATCTGGTGAAAAATATATATTAACTTCTTGGATGATGTTACGATAAAATGGCTGAAATTAAATACGTAGATAATATTATTTTAAAAAAAGATTTGTTCAATTTATATTCAGGTCTAATTCAGGCCAACAGTTGGAATTTATCTAGATCTTTTACTCATGGAGTAAGTATTGGAACCTTTCCTGGTTTTGTAGTAAGAGATAATTATACGGATGTATCTAATCATTATTGGAATGGATATTTTACATCTTTATATGAAAAAATTAATATGAAATTTTATGAAAAATATAATTATGAATTACCAAGTATTATTCAAAGAATACATTTAGGAGCAAAAAATGAAACATCTATAACCAGTTTTCATGACGATACAAATGATAATGGTGCTATTAGTGTTTTAGGTTTTATAACACCGCAGTGGTCACAAGATTGGGGTGGAGATCTACAAATAGAAGAAAATAAAATAAATTTTGAACCGGGTAAATTTGTAATATTTGATAGCAATCAAATACATAATGGAACAGGTCCAAGTAAAAAAATACCTTATTGGAGAATCTCTATAAACTATATTATAAGAAATAAATGAATAATTTAGAAGCAAAAATATCTGATTTAAAATTTCATATAGATAGTTTAGTTCCAAAAGATGTGTGTAAATATCTTATCAATTTTTATGAAGATAATATTGATTACGCTTTCCCTGAATCAAGTTATAAATATAAAACTAAAAAACGTGAAGAAGATAATTTTAAATGTTTAAACTTATCTCAACTTTGTTTACATGATATAAAATATGAAAAACCATTAGAATTAGCAAGCAAGTATATATCTATAATGATAACTAATTACGTTTTACATATTCAAAAAAATATTTGTCCTACATTTGATAAAAAACTTATATCAAAGTCTAATAATATTCGAATATTAAAATATGCAAAAGGACAATCTATAAAGGATCATTGTGATGTTGATAGCACTATAAGAGCATCTTGTACATTAAATCTAAATGAAGATTATGAAGGAGGTGAATTTAGATTTTTTGATGGAAAAATAAAACATTCTTTTAAAACAGGAGATGCCATGATATTTCCTGCTGAACCTATTTGGATTCATGGAACTGAATCTATTAAAAAAGGCGTAAGATATTCTATTAATTGCTTTCTAAAGCATTAATTATGAAGTATATGAAGTAGGTCTTGCACCTAATCTAGCAATCTTATCAGATTCACTTTCACTTTCTACATTATTATTATCCCAATTAGATTGTAATTGAGTTAAGTGAGTTGAATCCCATCTAGTGGTAAAATCTGAAAAATCACCTAAGTTAGCATCTTCCCAAGTAGAGTGAGGTGTTGCATCTCGGTATTCTACAGTGTCACTTGGATTAGATGTTCCATATTGAATAGCCCAAATGTTAGACCATTTTGTTAATCCCCAAAAATCATTATCATTAATTGTGTATCCAGTTCCAGCGGCATCACCACTTTGTTTAATAACAAGTTTGTCATCAAATACTACTGTCCATTGTGATTTTGTTGCCATAATTTCTCCTAAGTTTTAATAATATAAATTACTGCTATATAAGGTTGAAGAACCGAAGTTGCATCACCTGAAAAAGTTGCACTCATATTGTGTTGGTGACCTTGACCAGAACCTGTGCTTCCTGTGTTTCCGGAACTACCCCCTGCAATTGAGTTTTCAGGGTTACCAGATCCAGAAGATATACTACCACTATTACCTCTACCCCCTGAGTGAGAGTGAGAAGCAAGTTGTGCTGTTGATAAAGTTGCATTGGCTGTTGATCCTCCAACGTTTCCAGTTGAGGCTACAGTGTTTGCTCCACCAGTTGACGCCAAAGCTTTAGTTCCAGATTTTCCAAGTGGTACGTTATCTTGTATATCAGGTAGAAGAAAAGTTGATGAACCATCACCTGCTCCATAAGTTGTACCTATGATTGCAAATAATGCAGAGTAAGTTGATCTTGATACAGCTGCTCCATTACATTCTAAGAAACCTGTTGGCACTGAAGATGCAGACCACGGCACAATAGTAGCTGTAGGAATTCCTTCGATACCTGTAAGGTTTGCTCCTGAAAAATCGTATTTTGTTGCTTCGTAATTTGCCATATTCTATTTCTCCGTGTATGTCCATCCTGTTGTAGCGTCACCTGAATATACTAATCCAAATGCTGCACCTTGTGTATTAACAACAAGATCGGCTGCTGCATTAGCTATATTAGAAGAGTTTCTTCCAACAGTCAATGCGTTAGTATTAAAGTCGTAACCTTGATCTACAAAATTTACTTGATCTCCTGTAGCTGGTGATGCTGGTAAAGTTATTGTAACTGCTCCACCATTTGTATTTACTAAAAGTTGAGCACCAGCTTGAACTGTTTCAGCTGCTGAAACTGCTCTCCAGTTTCTTTGCTCATGAAGTTTTACTACATTAGTTCCATCAGAATATAATACGTAATTATTTCCTTCAGCTAAAAGAACACCTGTACCTGACGATGTTTTAAAAGTTAAAGTGTAACCTGCATGGTCACATGCATTTTGTACGTTATAAACTTTTTCAATTGAATCTGGAAT